CGTTCATGACAGACAGCGATGATGCTGGACAAACAATAGGAGATGACTCTATGGCATATATGGCTTTAGGCGTCGACGCCGACCTGATCAAACGGGCCAGCGAAGATGACGACGCAAAAGAAGAACTGCGAGCAGAGATCCGCAAGGTTCTCAACCTCGAAGAGACCGTGACCGAGATTGCTAAGGCCGCTCAGAAAGAACAGTTTGATCTGTTAGAGGCTGAGTTGGCAGGAATCAAGGAAATGGCCGCACCTGGTGGGCCTGCAATCACCAGAACGCACTCACAAACGTCTAAGGCATTAGACGCTGAGCGCATGCAAGCCGAAGCCGGAAGGCTCCGTCACATCGCAGGACAAGTAACAGACCCAACGCTCAAGGCGGATTACTTCGCCAAGGCCGAGAGTCTGTCCAAATCAGCCGCTGAAATCATCAGCGCATAACCCAGAAAAGGAACTTATTATGGCTTTTGCCCCACCTCGCGTTGACGAGATGTTCGCTGGTCTTCCAGCCGAACAACGCGTTGACCGTTTTGAGGCGTTCAAGTCTGCTCTGTCACAATGTCAGAGCAAGGCACTGAGCGCCGCCAATCGTGGTGAAGCGATGTTCGTTCGTGAGCAAGGAATCGTCAAGACGGCGACTTCCAACCCAGCGAGCCAACTTGAATCACTGCGTGAAGAAATGACCAACAAGGCGATGTCCCCAGACCAGATTGCAGATGTTCAAGGCGCGTTAGACCGTCTTTCTGAAATCAACAAGGACTGGACACTCACCAACCCGTTGAACACCTCGATCAGTGGCACCTACGCCCTGGTGCCTTACGATGTTGACCCTGCGCTCGCACTCTTGGTGCCGCGTTCGTTCATTCTTCGTAACAGCATCAGCCGCATCGGTGGCGTTGGCCAGGCCAAGGAATACCGTCGAATCACCGGAGTCTCGAACTCTGGCACCGGTGGCGTTTCTAACCTGAACACCTTCTTCTCCTCTGCATCGGCCTCACAGCCGTTCGGTGGTGGAGCGGTCAACCTTCAGCGTCCCCCGAAAATCAGTTACGCCGCAGACCGTCACGTTGTGACCTATGTAGAACAAGGTACGTCGGACGAAGTGAACATGCAGGCTGACTACGCCTCGCGTGGTTACACCGACCTTCGCACCCTGTCGCACACGTCAAGCCTCTGGGCGCACATGCTCGGTGAAGAGCGCAACTTGCTCACCGCTCGTGGAAGCGGAACCGGCTATACCGGTGCCATCGCCACGCCAGTTGTGACCAGTGCCAACTTGACCAAAGCAGCTGCGACGACCACAGGCGGAACCTTCGTCGGTGGAACGGACACGGTCTACTTCAAGTTGACCTACTCGTCCAGTTTCGGTGAAAGCGTTGCTACGGCTGAACAAAGCCAGGCAGTTACAGGCTCGAACAACTCAGTGACCTTGACGTTCTCGTCAATCCCTGCGAACGCGCTTGCAACGAATGTCTACTTTGGAACGGTCAGCGGAACCTACACGAACAAAGTCACCTTCACCGGAAGTAGCACCACGCTTCTTACGGCAGGATCTGGTTCGTACACGGCCCCATCGTCTGACGGTTCGGCTTCTAGCCTCGCCTACGACGGTTTGGTCTCGGTTCTTACCGACTCAACGCAAAGCGGTTACACGAAGCGACTGAACGCCGCACTCTCCACAACGGAGCCAGGTGCAGAGTTTCAAGACTGCCTGGGTAGTCTCTTCTCTAGCGTCATCGCAGACCCCGACACCATTGTCACGACTGGTGCAATCCGTCGTGAACTGGCTAAGTCAATCCAGCAACAAGGAAACGCAACTGGCTACCGGTTGAACCTTGAAGCCGGTTCTGACGGAGTCACCATTGGTTCGGTTGTCTCGGCAATCGCTAACGAGTACACCGGTAGAATGGTCGATGTTATTGCTCACCCCTACATGCCTTCTGGCGTGGCTTTGGTGTGGTCAAAGACGCTTCCATTCCCCGACAGCGGCATCTCGGAGACGACGCAAGTTGCAAACGTCACCGACATGATCGTCGTTGAGTGGCCTGTGATCCAGATGTCATATGACATCAGCACCTACCAGTACGGAACGATGATCCATCGTGCGCCGGCCTGGTCAGGAGCCATCACCGGTATTCAGTAAAGTAAGTAAGTCAGTGGTCGGCGCGTTCACAAACGCTCCTTAGTCGTGCGGTTGTCTCCCCTTCAGCGCGTCGGCCACTGGCCTACACTTACTTGATCACTACGAAAGGAATCCACGATGTCTCGATTACTTGGCCCCGAAGATGGAGCAAAGGAAGTAGGCATCGGGGATTCTGTCGTAGCCGTGAAAGACCGTGACGGCACGTTTCACGTTGACAACCCTGCCGTCGCCTACATGATGAGAAAGTCCGGTGACTTCACCGTTGCTGGAACCACCTTTCGCAAAGTCCGCCAAGGCTTCACCTGCCAAGACTGCGGCTTTGTCGCTCTGATCTCAGACCACTGTGGTCGTTGTGACGGATCGAACCTGGTGCAAGCATGACCGGTTCTGTCAATCCAGCCAACAACTCCTACGTCAATCGCGAGCCATACATCACCGTCTCTGAGTTTCTAAACTCGCCAATCGGTGCCACCGTCGACACGACAAACCTTGTTCCTGACGGAAACTACGCATCGCAGACCGCAGCTCTTCAAGCACTGATCTACATGGCTTCAGCCGACGCTGACAACATCTGCCTGGGCGCACTCGGAACCCTCTGCGCCACGCTGAACACTGAGCAAGGCCAATTCAGGGCCAACCGACAGGGCCAGATTGTCGTTCACCCTGCCTACTGGCCGATCCTCGAAGTTGACTCATTCTCTGTCGGCACCTCGCCAAGCGGTCAGACCGTTGTGCCAGTCACCGCCGCTACCTGCTGGATCGAAGAACGGCAGTTCACCATCGTCAACTCTGGCTACCTGAACACTTCCAATGGCCCACTGTCGTTCGGTGCGGTCAGCACTCAAACATCGGCCAAGCAGTTCTGCACCTACACCTACATCAACGGTTGGTTCAATCAGTTTCTCTCTGCTGGAATCTCAGCCGGTGCTACCACATTGACCATTCCTTCCTATGTCGGTCTTTACCCTGGAATGAGTTTCACGATCTGGGACGGATCCATGACCGAGACCGTGACCGTCTCACCGACCTGGACTCAGTCGACCACCGTGACCCTGGCCAGCCCAACGACCTTTCAGCACAGCCAAGGAGTGAACGTCTCGACTCTTCCAGCCTCGGTGAAACAGGCCGTGATTCACCTCACCGTTGCCGCTATCAAGCAACGTGGTGAAGGTGGTCTCGTGATCGCTGAGACCGGCGAGCCAACTGGCGTCGGTGGTGGCAAAGGCGACTCGTCGATGCAAGATATCGACAGGGCCATAGAACTACTGCGCCCGTTCCTTCAGGTCTGGGGCCGTACGTGATCGCTCTGGAAGGAATCATTGGAGCACTGGTCGTCGTCGGCATCTTGCTGGTTGCCGTCTTTATCGCACCATGAGCCGGTCAACAGTCCGCTCAACCTTGCAGTCGTACCTTGCGCCTGCGACTTCGGCGATCCCATTCTTATCAAATGTCTATGCGCACCCTGCCAAGTTCACGCCAGAGGGCGACTTCTTTCAGGGCCAAGACCCAGGACACACCACTGGTGCGGTCATCTTTCTCTATATAGGTCAGCAGGCCGAGCGCCGAGCTGCTCTAGGTGGGCCGCACAACGGCAGGAAGGTCGTCGAGTATGACGTTATTCTCGACTGCTTCATCAGATCTATGTCGCCCAAGAGCGAAGACACCGGTGCCGACTCAGACACCTTCCTTGACTCTTTGGTTTCCTACATAAGAGCAGATCGAAACGCTGGTAATCCTTCAGTCGTCTTCCAGTGGGGCGAAGGTTCCTACCCTGGTGGCGTCGACCTCGAAGTCATGGCGCTCTACCCAAGAACGCTCAAGGGTAGCGGTCAAGTCAGTCAGGTCTACGCTACGGTTAGAACGAAAGTTGTTGAGATAGTCAACTCGTAAGGAAGCCCATGCCGCAGTTCACATTCACAGGATCAGAGACCTTAGTGTTCCCAACACTGGCCGCCGCCGATGGCTCTACCCTTGTCTGCAATCCTGGCGACGTGGTCACCCTTGACGCTGATCCTCAACTGCCTGAGTTATTCACCGCCGCTAGCGCCAAAGCACCAGCCCAAGCACCGGCACCAGAAGCCCCTCAGACAGCCCCAGAAGCCCCTACAACGCCTGCGGCCACCGCTTAGGTATCGCAGGACTAGGAAACAGGAGAACTCAAAATGCCATTCATGTCCGTCAACAGTTACGTCGGGTTAGGTATCGAAGCGACGCGTGGCACCGCATCGACAAACATGAAATGGATTCCGGTCACGACGCCGCAGCTGACGGCTCAGCAAACGTGGCTTCGTGACGAGGCCTATCGTGGCTCACCGGTCTCGGTCTACAACGAAGTCCTGGGTGTTCGTCATGATCTCTACGACTTCAAGGGCTATGTCTTTGCCGACACCTTCCCCCTTATCGCAAAAGCGGCCCTGGGCTACGAAGCCATCTCTGGCTCAAGCCTTTACACCCACACCGTGAGTCTCTACAACAACTCCTCCACCGGTTCACAGCCGCCAGCAGTGACGATTCAAGACTTCGACGGCGCGAACCCCTTCCAAATCCTTGACGCTCAACTCGGCGACCTGAAGATGACGTTCGGTGCCGAAACTGCGTTTGAGTACGAAGCGAAGTTCATGGGTCAACCCTTCAACATCATCGCCGCACCAACTCAAACATTCTCGACTGAGCAGTTCATTCCTTCCTGGGACGTTCAAGCCACGATTGGTGGCGTTGCGACGTCGCTGGTGGTCTCTGGTGACATCTCGATTGCGCGAGCCACTACGCCGATCTTCACGGCTCAAGGCATCAACGCTCCTTACCGATTGTTCGCTGGCCCCTGTGACGTGACTGGGTCGATGAAGTTCATTGTCGAGAACACCGACAACATTGTCTACGCAAGCAACAACCAAACCACAGTCGGTTCTTCACCGTCAGCACTGTCAAACTCCACAACGGCAAGTCTCCCTGTGACTTCTTCGGCATCGTTCGCCGCTGGTGGTGGCACGGCGGTTCTCTTCCACTCTGGCGTTTCTTACGCCCTGAGTTACACCGGCACAACCGGATCCAGCCTGACTGGTGTTCTGCTGACCAACGCAACGGGCGTGACGCCTACCGCCGCAGACATTGTCTCGACTGGTTCCTACGCTCTGACCGACAGCCCCAAAGCCGTTTCTCTGGTCTTCACTGACCCATCAAGCGGCCACCAAGTCACGGCTCAGATGTCACAGGTTCAGTTCCATGACCCGAAGCGTGACCGCTCAAAGGCCTACGTCGAAGTTGACGCCACGTTCACGGCGGAGGCCAACACAACCGACGCAGTCTCAGCCGCTGGTGGTGGCTACTCGCCCATCAAGATCACGGCAAC